TATAATAAAATGAATTTTTTTGATAATTTGATGTCTCCTCTTAGTCGCGATTATTGTTTAATATTTTATGTAATTGGGTTAGTATCGTTATTTTTTGCATTATCAGCACTAGTTGGTTTTGTTGTGGCTTTATTTAGAAAAAATTCACAATATGCAATATTGTTCACGCTTTTTATGTCGTTTATAACTAATATGCTTTTATACTATATTTCAAGAACACATTATTCAATATGTGTCGCTGCGTTACGTTAAATAATTATAATAATACTAATACAACTATATAAACAACTATATAATACTTATTTAAACAAGTATTATATAATATGAAACTATTAAGTATAGATATTGGTATAAAGAATTTAGCGCTAATTATAATTGAAACAAATAATAGCAAACATTTTAAAATAATAAAATGGGATGTTATAAATTTATGTGATAAAAATAATAACTGCACTGAGCATAATTGTAATAAAAAAGCAGCATATTTTAAAAATGCTAATTATTACTGTAAAATACATGCAAAAAAAACCATATATAGTATTCCATCATGTAATATTAAAACTTTACATAAACAATCACTAAAAAAACTTGTATTATTAGCACACGAATATAAGATAGTTATTGATAAATCTCCAAGTAAAACAAGTCTAATAGTTTTATTAGAAGATTATTTAAATAGTCATTGTTTACAAGCAGTTGAAAATGTTAGTGCAAATACTATAAATTTAGTAGATATTGGAATTAATATAAAAAATGAATTAAATAAATTATTTAAAGACTATGATATATTAGCATTAGATAAAATAATATTAGAAAATCAAATAAGTCCCATAGCAAATAGAATGAAAACCATTCAGGGCATGATAGCGCAATATTTTATAAATTCTAACAATTATAATATATACTTTATTTCGGCAATTAACAAATTGAAATTATTTTTGAAAGATAATAATAATAGTAATAATGCTATAATTGATAATAGTAATAATGCTATAATTGATAATAGTAAACCTCATAAAATTAGTTATGCCCATAGAAAAAAACTAAGTATATATTATACAAAAGAAGTATTACAAAAATATAATATGACTACTGACATTACATTTTTTACCGGCCATTCAAAGAAAGATGATTTAGCAGATTGTTTTTTACAAGCTTATTATTATATTAATTGTTAATTATATTAACAATATAATAATATAATAATATAGTTTGCGGAGTATTTAAAAATTAAACTTCTATTTAATTCATAATAGGACTAATGGAAATAGTTGAAATAGAGCCAGAAATTTTAAATATTGACAGTTTCAGTATACCAGAATTTAAATTTAATGATACAATGGACAAGGACGATGATATAATAGGAAGCAAACCACGAGCTAATTTTGGTGGTGGTATTGAATTATTGATGAATGTGAAAAATAAAAATGACAAAAAATCAAATTCTTCAATTGATATTGAAGACATTACAAATTTAGAAAGTGAATTAAATAATTTAACAAATAATAATGAAAATAATAATGAAAATAACAACAATAACAACAATAACAACAATAACAACAATAATAATAATGAAACAGAAAAAACATATAATCAAGATAGCGATACTAAAAAAGAAATAAAGTATGGACAAAGCAGTTCAACTAAAAAATCTCTATTTGGTGATTTATTTGGTTCAAATAAAATGGATGGTGAAAATGTTAAACCAATTACAAAAAATAATGATTCGAGTGATTTTGATGCAAATAATTTAGGTAAATCAACCGCAAATATGAACGAAACAAAAACATGGGACGGGTTTGGTAAATTTAATAATATTCCAATTAATTTAGAAAAAGCCCAACAAAAACCACAACTAACAAAAGAAGAAGAGTTGCGTGAAAAATTTAAATATATGCGCAAGTTAGATGACCTAGAAAAGAAAGGTGTTGGTTTAAGTAAACGTTATAATATGGATTCAAATTTAGACGAAATGATAGGGGAATATGAAACTATTATTGCTGAAAAAGAAAAATCGAATGCTATTAAATTTCAGGGCAAAATGATGATGGCTTGTATTACTGGATTAGAATTTTTAAATAATAAGTTTGATCCATTTGACATAAAATTAGATGGTTGGGGAGAACAAATAAATGAAAATTTAGAGGATTATGACGATATTTTTGCCGAATTACATGAAAAATACAAGTCCAAGGCNAAAATGTCTCCTGAATTAAAATTATTATTTCAANTAGGTGGNTCTGCTATGATGGTTCATATGTCTAATACATTATTTAAATCTTCTATGCCAGGAATGGATGATATTATGAGACAAAATCCAGAACTAATGAAACAATTTACACAAGCAGCAGTTAACACAATGGGACAAACAAATCCCGGGTTTGGTGGTTTTATGAATGGATTATTTGGTGGAGAGAGTAATAAAAATGGTTATACTCCTGGATTTGGAAGCACAATGCCTCCAAATGTAAATAGTGGACCACCACCAATGTCCGTTGAAACAAAAATGCCCGAACGCAGCCAGCGTATGCCAAATATAGCAAATCGTCCTGATATTAATTCGGCACGCGGAATTGATATAACAAATAATCAAGCAAATCCATATGATCAAGATAGAATAACACGTCCAGAAATGAGAGGACCAAGTGTTGTACCATCTCAAAATCAAAACATTGCCTCTTTGTTGAATGGATTGAAGACCAAACAATTTGATAATAATTCTAATGAAATGACCANAAATGAAATGAGTACAATTAGCATTGATGATTTAAAAGATTTAACAAATGCAAAACTACCAACTAAATCAAAACGCAAACAAAGAAGTGATAAAAATATAGTCAGTTTAGATATTTAATAAAAATATATAAAATTTTATGTTATTATATAAAATTTTATATAAAAATATAAAATTAATTATGTTAACTTATGTACAAATACAATAACGAGCATTATATAATAAAATATGATTATTCCAATTTAAAAGCATTTACTATAAATTTAGATGATTATAAAATCAACTATAATAAACAAGCACATTATTTATTAAGATTGGGCATTATAAGTGAGAGATTTTGCGGAGTGAATGCACTAAAAGATGAACATTTTAAAAGTGACTATAAAAAATATGTCTCTAACTTTGCATTAAACTATACACCAAAATCAGTTATTGGATGTGCATTAAGTCATATAATGTGTTGCAAATATATATATAAAAACTATATAAAGAAAAGCAAAGCACGAACAGCCGATAACTATTTTTTAATAATGGAAGATGATGTATTTCCTTTATATGAAAAGGATGAGTTTTACAAAAAATTAAACACTACATTGCAAGATATAACAATTTTGGATGCTAATTGGGAAATTATTCAACTTCATAGTGATGGCATTATGCCAACAACAGATACTTATAGTACTCATATTTGTTCAATAAGCGCCGCTGCTTATTTAATATCGAAAAAAGCAATAAAAAAAACAATGAAGTCTAAAATATATAGTCATATTGATTTAATACATCATAATTTTATAAATTATAATAAATATAGAGCAAAAGAAAACTTATTTTATACAGATGAAAAACATAGCCTAAATCGTATTGTGGGGTATAAACTAAGTAGTTATAGTTTGTATTTAAAATCTAAAATTTTTGAAATAATTAATAATTATACAAATATAATTCAGTTACGTGGAGAGAAGAAGTTTTTACATTATTTTGAATATAAAATAATTAAAGAACCCTTTTTTAATAAAGAGTTTAATACAAACGAATTAATTGATTATTTTATAGGAGTAAAAATATTAATTAAATTATATTATTATAAAAATTAGGTATTAGTTAACTGTTTTATTTGTTTTATGTTAAAATTATATTTCTATTTTAAGTTAATACTTTATTTATTTGCTAATGACCAACAATGATGCTTCCTATAATAAATATGATGTTTCATATAATATAAAAGAAAATGACTTAAAGGAGCAAAATATAAAAGAAAATGACTTAAAGGAGCAACAAGCTTTAAAACCAAAACGAACATTGCTTCAAAAAATTATAAAACTACACATTTTTTTTTGTGTTCAAGTAACAACAATACTAATAGCAACACTTATAGCAACTAAATTTTATAAATGTTATGATGTGTTAATATATTTTTCTTTTGGATCATTTATTTCAGTATTATTTATTGCAGGTTATTCTTTGCTATTAAAATTTCAAGTGTTAGCTTCGCGGGAATTCAATGAAAAATACAACAATTCTATTTTTAATTTATGGAAAATCTATGTCCCATGTCACGAAACAAGTTTTTTCCCAGCGATGGCGTCTTTTGCCATAGCTTGGCATATAGCTTTTGCGCTTTTAGCATTATATTATGTAAAAGGTTTTATTGCTAATTCTATAAGTACAAAATATTCATATATTACTGGCTACATAGCACTAATGTTATTATATACTATGAATTATAATAGCGGATTTAAATTATATAATAATTCATTAAAAATGACTATTAATGAATTTAATCTTGCAATGGCTATTCTTTTTTTTATTAGTGCTGGAATAATATATTATTTTGAAACTATAAAAAGTAAGTATTTAAATACTAACTGTTTATAATATTTATTATGAGTTATTGTGAAGAAAATAGGTTTCAACCAAAGCTAATATGTAATAAAGGGGAAATGTTATTAACTGAAATAAAAAGTTTTAATTACAATACAAAAAGCTATAATTTAGCATTTACTATATCAAATATAGATGCTAATATAACAAATGTTAATAATCTTACTGGTTTAGAAATATATAATTTATTAGAAATGCAAAATAAGGAACTAATAGAAAAAATAGTTATACTTAATGAGACAGATAACGAAGCGGATATATGCATATTAATACAACATATTGCAAAAGAAATAGGAATAAAGCAGAAATATATGTTATTTAGAACTACAAAAATAGTAAATAAATTCAATAATTCGGTTACTTTTTATAATAAAGATTTGAAATTAATATGTGATCAATTAAAAGAAGACTATTTAAAACAACTTGGTTTGATAAATTCAAATTATGATGCACTAATATATAATTGTGGAAAAACTCAAATAAATGTCCAAAAAGGTAATAATGAACTTGTGAACGTTAAATTTAATATAGATTTTCAAGTTACTATAGATGATGATTTACCACTGTACATGGAGAATATGGTTGGCTTAATGTTTAAAAAGATGTTTTATAATCTTAAGAATTATTATTGTGCTTAAATCTTTTATTTACGACGTCTGGTTTTTCTTGATTTAGTTGGTTTATAATGAGAACTGGGTTTTCTTGATTTTTTTCGTTTACCACCTTCACTATCCTCTGAAGGTGCTTCTTTTATTACTTTAATTAGCTGCTTGGATGGAAAAAAAGGCGTCGGTTTAAGTTTAATAGAGTCTATAGGATAACCCAAGTTATTATATAGCCATACTTGTTCTTGAAAATTGAGATATGCAAAAGCATCACTATCACGGGCAATAGCTTTAAGTTGATGCGGCTCTAATGTAGTAAGATCTAAAAGTTCATTAATCGTATTATCTGTAGCTGTAGCTTGTATTATTTCTAATGCCTATGGACTTACTATTTGTGGAGCGGGTCTATAAGGGCAGTCATCATTGAATCTAATTGGATCAGCTCGAAACATAATATACGTTTTATCGAGCTTGGAAAATTCGTCGAATATGCTTCGGTTATCTCTAATAGCTATAAATGTATTTTTATTTAGCCTTGGAAGATATACAATCCTGCTAGTCTGGTCTTGTTCCACATTTTATATAATAGTAAAATATATTAAATAATTGTCACTATTTAATATATAATTATTATAAATGTATAATTTATTTAAAAACTATACAAAACATTACACAATATATTATCGCATTATAAAATTATTAAGTGTAATAATATATAGTATTACACACTTTTATGTTAATAAAATGCTAGACGTTTATTTATATAAAGTAAAACCACAATTAAGACTAAATTTAATTAAAACTATATGCTCTAAGTTAGAAAAAATTAATATATTATATGTTAAAATATTTCAATCGCTAGCATTGAACGAAAATTTAATATATGACAATGAAAAAGATTACTTAATTAACTATTGTGATAATGTTCCATACAATTGTGCTAATGTTGACTATAATTTGTTAAGAAGTTTGCAAGAAAATTATAATATTACTTTAACAACTAGTGTACCAATTGCTAGTGGTATAATTGGAATAGTATTTGATGCAGTAGACGCTTCTAATACAAAAGTAGTGGTTAAAATGTTGAAGAAAAATAGTGAAATTGACATACATAATGCGTTTGATGAATTGTTGCATATATCATATATATGCAAATATATACCTATTATTAATTCTTTTAATATAACCAAATTAATAGCAGACAATAAAGAATTAATGTTAGAACAAATTGATTTTACAAATGAAATTAGTGCATTGGAGAGATTTGCCGAAAAATATAAAAATAATAAAGAATATAGATTTCCCAAAGTCTATAAAAATATTACACAAAAACATAGCCAATTATTAGTTATGGAAAATATAAAAGGACTAACTCTTAAGAGTTTAGAGCCTATGGACGATTCAATAAAAGAGGAGTTTGCGTATATATATATAAAATTTGGAATATTGGGTATTTTANATTATTCGGCTATTCATTGTGATTTGCATTGTGGAAATGTATTTTTTTATATAAATANTAGTAATATATCAAATGTGTCTATTCCAAAATATCAAATGGGANTCATAGATTTTGGATTAACNTGTTTTCCAAATAAATTAAATCAAAATGCNTATTATATATTCTTAAATGAAGTCTTAATAAATAAAGATTATAATCAAATTTTTAAAGTTTTATACAATGTTGTAGAAGAAAAGGAGAGATTGTATGCTATGCCTCAATTAGTCAAAGAGGCATTCAAAAANGACATAATTAATTGTATAAAATTATGTACTAATAGCGAAGTAAATGCTGCACTAATAATGGAGTTTTGTAAAATATTTAAAAACTATAATTTAAACTTTACACAAGAGTTTCACAAATTAGTATTGTGTTTGTTAAATGTGAATAGTATAGGAAACAAGTTGTCTAAAAATGTAAATGCTTGTCAATTGAAGCTTTTTAACAACTTAAATAGCATAAATAAATTATTGGAAATAGTATGCTAATTTAGTTTAGTTTAGTTTAGTTTAGTTTAGTTTAGTTTAGTTTAGAGCCAATCTGTGTTTACCCTCATTTCATGCTCTGCGTCTTTCATAATTGTCTTACCTTCATCTCCAAACATTGACCATATACCATTGTCTGTATAGTCTCTTACAAAAGTAGATAACAAATCACCGTTCTTCTGACTTATATATGCCGTATCTATCCAGTTTATAACATTTGTTGCTATTTCTATTGCTTTATTTTGAAACGGAATAAACTGTGTTGTATCGGCTATAAAATCGTTCATTCTTTGTTTGGTAGGTTGCAATAGCCCTTCAAAAAACACATCACCGATAGTGTTTTCTGCTAGCATGTCTTCATATATTGAGCTCTGAGTTATTGTTGTCTTAACATTGTCTACTATAATCCTAAACTTTTCAAGCTTTTCTCGATTATGTGAAAGAATGGGTAATATTTTAATATAGCTGTCAATTCTTCCCAATAGTGCTATTAACATAGTTGTTAAATGTTTTATCAATAATACTCTTTGCTCATGTTTCCAATATTCGGGTATTGTTTCATTCCGCCAATTTTTGCGGTGAATTTTGCGTTTGGTGTAAAGATCTATTCCTCTATTATAAACTGCTGAAGGTGGAGGAAAAATTGGAGCTAGTCCCAATCCCGTTTTTTCGGCCTCTGCTTTTACTTTGGCTTCTTCTTCTGCTTGTGATTGTGACAAAGCCATAGCTAAGTCGTAGTCAGTTTCTTCCAAATTAACTATTATACGTGAACTGTGAGGAATGCCTCTCATTTTATGAGCACCTCCTCTATATTTATTTTTACGACTCTTTTTACGAGTATTTTTACGCCTCTTTTTAGTATTTTTATAATATGATTTTTGCATTTTTCTTACACTTA